TCACGCCCCTTCTCGGAGAGGGACACGACTATCCACGGCGGCTTGCTTCCGTTGGCGATGCCATCCTTGTAGACGGTCCATCCGGGAAGGGATGGCAGCAGGCCGAGAATCGCGTTGCGGGCGTCCAGATACGAGGTCATAGGCCTTCAGCCGCCTTCGCAACATACTTGGCGGTCGCGTCCAATTCGTCCTCGCCGTGCTCGTAGAAATCATGGGTTCCGCCGCCTTTGGACGTGCCGAAGAATGCGATGTTGGCGAGTTCGCCAGCGCCGCCGTCGCGAGGCCCGATGTCCGCCTCCACCATCACGCCCCTGTCCTTCATCTCGTAGGCGATGGGAATGCGGGCGATGGCCTTGTTCGAAGAGCCGTGCAAGTCCTCCGCGATGGCATCCTTGATGTTCTGAGCGCCCTTCTTGACCGCAGCCGTCACGAGAAGCTGCTTCTTCAGGGGGATCGCGGCCAGCTTTTCGGCCAGCGCTGTCACCTGCGAGACGTCAACTAATCCCAAGTTGCGCCTCCGCATCCCGCACGATGCGGTCCGCTTCGAGCACGCTCATGGCCGGACTCGCGCGGCACTGGGAGCCGATGGAATCGACTTCCTCCCGCGTGAGCGGTCGTTCGCCGGGTATAAGCCCCGGAATGTCGGCGTGCTTCGGCTTGCCTCTGTGGAGTATTCCTCGCAGCGGGTTCATGATCCATCCTCCGGTATCTCGTTCACGTTCCAGCGCCTCGCGGTCGCATGGGTTTTCTCCGACTGCATGTTCACCAGCCGGAACCTTCGTCCCGTGAGCGCCGGGTCATTTGATCGGGTGCATTCGACCACGTCGCCCGGCTGCAAGCCGGTCAACGATACTGGGAAATGCAGGTACAGCGACCATTGGGGCACGTTTCCGCCAGCGTTCTGCGCGTCGCCCGTGGCCGAAATGACCTGCGAGGCGATGCCGCCAGCGGACTGCACCTTGCCGATGGTCGTGGCGACCGTGACATGCTCCGGAGAGTCCACGCCCGTCTCCGGGTCGGTCACCGTGCTTCCCGTATAGCGCAGCACGGTGAACTCATCGGTCATGATGCTTTCCGCAGTGGCGCGAAGCCGCGCCAGGGCGGACTGGATGGCCGGCAGGGCGTCCATGCGGCCTCCTATCAGTAGCTGGGCAGGGGGAAAGAGTCTGGTTCGGCCGAGGCTATGATGCTCATGGTCGGCGAGCCGTCGATTTTCAGCAGGCGCGACCATTCGTCCGGGAGAATCGTTATCTCGCCGGTGCTGCGTGTCGCGTCGATGGTCTGCTGGACGTTCGCATCGTCCACCTGCGTCATGACGCTGCGAAGGCCCTCTGGGTTGAGGGCCTTGCGGGCTACGGCGGCAACCTCCACGTCATTGACGGTGAGCCTGTAGTCGTCGTCCGCGCACCATTCGTCCAGTTGGGCGACAGTGCCGCGAATCATGCGCTCCGCGCGGTCCAGCCAGCGCTGCACCTGACGGAATCGCGCGGAGTCAGCGTCGATGTCCTGCCCGAGTTCGGCGGAGACGTCATCGACGGTCGCGTACTGCGCTACTCCCATTGCGACCCCTTACTTGGCTGCAGTCTTCTTGGCCGTGGACTTCGGCTCGGGTTCTGGTTCGGAGTCTTCGAGCGTGTAGCCGTGCCGCTGGAAGTACGCGAGCGCCATAGGGTCGTCGGCCACGCCTTCGCCGTTGGTGAAGGTCACGCCCACGACGGTGCCGGAGTATCCGGCTACCGGGGCTGTTATGCGCGTGCTCACTGGACTTTCACCCCGCGAAGCACGGCTGCCGCCTTCGTGGCCTTGAGGGCGACGCCGACCGGGCCAAGCTCCACCTCACCGGTGTGCACGGCCTTGGCCTGCGTGAAGTCGGGGAGCCACGTGTGCACGAGGGAGCCGTTGACGGTGGTCACGCCGGTGAACCCGTCGAGCCCCACGCGGTAGGCGTAAATGTCGGTCGTGCCGTCAGCGGCGACCGGGATGATCGGGCTGGCGGAGCCTGCCTTGTCGCCGGGGTCAGCGAACAGGATGCCGCCGTAGGTCTCGCGGCTGATCGGACGGCCGTTCGCGCCGAGCAGGTCGGCCACCGGGTCCTTCACGTACTGGCTGGTGCGTCGGGCCGCTGCGCGCAGGCGTGCGAGCGCCTTGCGGTTGGCGATGATGACGGTCGGCGTCCCGTCGAGCAGGGAGAGGAACTCGTCGATGGAGTCGAGAACCTTGTTGCCGTTGTCCGAGAAGTCAGTCCAGTCGGGCTTGCTCGCCGCATCCTCGGTGGAGGTTCCGGTGAGAGCCTTGTCGAGGCCGTCGAAGCCATTCGCGTCCACTGCGGTGTCGCCGTTGATGACCATGTCTTGGAACAGGGTGATGGTGGCCTTGGTCTTCTGCGTGATGTTCAGCGCGATCGTGCCGGACGCTTCGGTGCCGAGCTTGGCGATGATGCGATCCACGTCGAAGCTGCCGCCCATTACTGCCAGCGTGGTTGAATGCTTCTCGGTTTCGACGGATTGCGCCGTGTACTCGCTGTTCAGGGCGCGGGTCGCGGCGGTGGGCTGCGTCTTGATGCGGCGGTACCCGTAGTCGAGGGTCGCGCCGCCTCCGGCCGGGTTGACGGCCTGATCGAAGATCAGGCTGTCGAGGATGGCAGATTCCTTGCGGAATTCGTCGATGACCATGGGATCGTAGTCCTCGGTCGTGTTGTTCTTGGCTTCCGCCAGAGTGATAGCCATGTCATGGCCTTTCTATGAGTGGGTTACTTGTAGTGGGCTGCGATCGCTTCGCTGAGCGATGCTGGCTTGATGATTCCGCCCTTGCCTTGGCTCGGGTCAGGCTTGGGCGTGTGCGGCTTGTCGCCTGCGTAGGAGAGCAATTCCTTGGCGTCGGCGAGCATGCTGTCATGGTCGTCGCCACGGATGCGACCGGCGAGCTTCAGGGGGAGCCCGGCTTCGGCGGCGACCTCGTATCGCTGCGCCTTGAGCGCGTTCTCCGTGCTGGACTTTTCGAGGCTGGCGAGCTTTTCGGCCTGCTTCTCGGCTTCGGTCTTGTCCTTGTCCTCGAACGTCTTGAGCTTGGCTTGCAGTTCGGCGAGTTCGGCCTTCGCGGCCTTGTTCGCCTCCCGTTCGGCCTTGAGCGCCTTGACGCCGCCCTCGCCAAGATTTTCGTCGTCAGCGCCTTCCGGCTCCGGTTCGGTCTTCGGCTCCGCCTCGGGCGTCTGGGGCGGGTCGCCCGCCGAGCCTCCCTCGTCCGACGCGCCATCAATGGTGCGGATGACGTTGAATCGCTGCCACCATGTCTTGTTCATGCTGTTCTCCTTGGGTTGTGCGGCGTCGCGCCGCGAGCGCCACGGCCATCGCGGCCATGGTTGGAAAAATGGTTCGGCTAGTCAGTCCAGCCGTAATTTCGCAGAAGCCTCAAGGCCTCCGCATGGTCGCTGCCTGCGATCTGGTAGATGGTCTCGGGCATGAGGCGGGGACGGTCGGCGCGCCAGTACTTGGAGCCGTAGCGCATGTGCGCTTTCACGTATCCGGCTTCCTTCATGCGCGTGTACGCCAATCCGCGCTTCGTCGTGCCTTCGGTCGTGTATTTGATGCGCTGGCCGTACAATTGCGCGGTTCGCACGTCGCCGCGCTTGCGGTAGGCGTTGGCGAGCTGGTTCAGGTCGGCCCCGTCCTTGTATGCCTGCGCGTTGGCTTTGCTGCCGAGCACGTGCGACAGGTCGTCGTCGGACAGGGAGCGCAGATAGTCGCCAGCGTCCGCATAATGCGTGGCGAGCGCCTTCTCGCTGGTGCTCCATATGGCGGTGCAGTCGCATCGCGGGTGGCGTTCGAACGCTATCTTGCCGCTGGGCAGTCCGGCGAGGATGGCGCATCGGGCGCATGAGGGCGGGGTGAGCGCGCGCACGTAGTGCGCGGTGCTGCTCACGCTCTTGGCGCTCATGAGGCCAGCGGTGCGCGCCGTGTCGGACAGCAGGGTGCGGCTGCGCGTCTCCAAGCCATGCTCGATGACCTTGAGCGCGGCAATGGTGTTCATTCCGTTGCCGACCGCCTGCTTGCCGTCGAGCACAGCGCCCCACAGATGGCTGAACGTGTCTTCGCCGTTGCCCGCGTAGCCGGTCAGCCGTGTCGGGTCGAATTCGTAGGAGCGGCCCGGCAGCGCCTTTGATCGCATGTCGAGCATCACGTCCGGCGTCGTGTCCCACATCATGCCAGAAACATCATCCTGCGCCGAGTCGAGCAGGCCTAGCATGGCGGGCGCTGAGCGCAGGAACGACTGGTCGAAATCATCCGAAGCGTTCGCACGCCACGCCAGCAACACGCGCCCTATGGTCTCATTGCTGGACTGGCGCAGGCTCCGGGACTGCTCCCGCGCGCTGGCTGGCAGGTTCTGCGATAGGAGCGTCATTCGGCACCTCCGGCTTCATGAGCAATGACATCTGCGCCGCATCCTGCTTGGCGAACCGCTCGCGCTCCAAGTCCTTGCGTGCCTGCGACCATCCCAGCTCGTCCCACGCGCCCTCCTGCGAGAGTATCGGCGTTCCGGGGCTGAGCTTCTGGATGGCATCCGCCTTCTGCGAGAACGTGGGTGTGTTGGGGTCGTCCCAGTCGGTGCGTATCCGGTTTCCGTCAAGCCAGTCGCCCTTGCCGAACCGGTAGGCGAGCGCCATAACGTCGCCCCACCCGTCGCCGTCCATAGCGTTCTTCAGCTCGACGTTGCGAACCAATCGCACCTCGTCGGCTCGTATCGCTCCTTCGCTGGCCGGGTTCGCGGTGTTCTGCCCGAAGTAGCGCATGGGCAGTCCGGTGACGGCGCTGACTTGCTCGGAGAGCATGTCGATGACAGTCTTGAAGTTGGAGAGGTCGGCGGCGCTGAACTGGCCGAACTTCGCCTCCTTGGACTGGGTGATGGTCATCGCCGTGTAGTACGCCTTCCACAGGGGGGCCATCTTCCCGGTCTTCGGGTCGATGAAGTCCTCCTTGTTCAGGCCTGTCGCCCATTTGCCGGGCACCGCGTTCGTCTCGACGGCAACTTGCAAGTCGATGAGCACGCGGGCTGCCATGTCGGCGGGGCGCATCACGTCCTTCATCTCCGATTCGCCGACGAAGTTGCCGACGCGTGGGCGGTTGAGGAACTGGACGACTGGGACGCGGCCCAGCTTGTGGTCGTCTCTGTCTTCGATCTCCCATTTCCAGCCGTTCGCGCGATGCAGTTGGATGGTGTTGTCGGGCAGGTAGAGGGTCGCGTACGTGGGCGCTATCTTGCGCAGCGGGTCGTCGTAGACGCGCAATGCGGCCGTGACCTGACGGGTTATCGGATTGATCTCCGCTATCATGCTGCGCGATGATTCGGCGGCGATTATCGGATGCTCCGGGTCGTCCGGGTTCGCGCCGACGCTGACGAACGAGTGTCCCTGGATGCGGGCCTCAAGGTGGTTCATGAGGCTCTGGGACTCCATGTTGGAAGCTTCCCATATCTCGCGCATGTAGTCGTTGCTGTCAGGCTCGTCGGGCAGGCTGAACGAGCGCACGTGCTGGCGCTGCACCACGCTGTCCACAGTCACACGCGGCCAGTTCAAGGCGAACTCGAATGCGCGAAGCTCGGGCGGAACAGCGAGTCCGAGCGTCTGTATGCGCTGATCTCCCGAATAGTAGTCGTCAAGCTCCTCATGCGTATGCCTGCGCCGCTGCAACTGCGTGTACAGGTGGCGCATCATCGCCTGTTCGTCAGAAGATAACTCCGCCGCCGCGTCCGCCATGCGCTCCCCCTTCGTCGTCGTCGCTGAGCAGGTACACCCGCGTGTCGGCCTTGCCCCAGCCCAATGTCCGCATGTCGCATGCGGCCTCGTGGGCGAGGATATCGGCCATGGAAATGTCTATCTTCTGATTCTCGGAAGGCTTGCCGAGCACGAACTTGTCCCCTGGTTTGGCGACCATGCGAGCCGCCATCATATGCAGTTTGGCGGTCGGGTCGGGCGAATGCGAGGTGGAACGGTCCGCCGTGTCCTCGCGGAACCTGACGAGCGCGTTGTACATGCGCCCCACCTGATTCGTAGGCCACTGCACCACCGTGTCCTCGCCGTACCGTTCGCTCCACGCGTCCACCTGCGTCTCCCACGGGTGCGGGTCGCAGTAGAAGCGCTGGACCTTATAGTGTTCGAACAGTTCGGAGATGCAGGCGTCCACTTCACTGCGCGGTATCCTGCCCTCCCACTCCTTCGGATTCCAGAACGCAGGCCTTTTCGCAGGCCCGTACGTCGGAGTCCACCGGTAGCCGTCCACGCTCTCCGCGCGAAGCGCCGTCCAGTCGCCGGACTGCGAGCCGTCGAAGCCCAGGCAAATCTCAGCGCCAGACGACGGTGGCACGCGGTCGTCAGCAGTCGCGTCATACAAGGCTTCAGGCATATAGGAGCCGAGGCCCTGCACCAGCTCGCAGCCGAAGAACCTTCGCGCCTGCGCCGGGTCGCGCTCAAGCAGCTCCGAGCAGGTGCTCTCGATCTGGTCGAGATTCACCCATGGACTGCCGTCGTACACGAATTCCAGTATCTTGCGCCGGTCGGCGTCATCCATGAAATCCAAGTCCGGGTCATGCCTCGGGAAGTACTTCATGATGTCGTCCGATCGCGACTCGTAGGTTGCCTGCCCGAACGTGGCGTCCATCGGGTCCCACGGGTTTGTTAGCTCGAGCATCCGCCCATCCATGCCGGAGACGCCGCGAAGCACAGTGTCGGCGACCTCGAACATGCCGGATCGCTTCGTGTACACGCCGCTCTCGTCCAAGAGCGCGAAATTCACCGGGTTGCCGAGCTTCGACTTCGCGGAAGACGTCACCGGGTCGATTCTCCCGCCGTTCGGCAGGCGGATGAAGCCCTCGCGCACCGCCATGAGATCATCCAGACTGCCGTTCCTGACCATCGTCTGCAACGGCCGGTACACGTTCGCCGTCTGCTCCTCGGAATTGGCGAAAAGCTGGACGAGCGCCGTTCGTCTGGGCATGCCCATCGGCTCTCCCGCGCGATACTCGTACTCGAAGCCGCACGAGCAGCCCCAGTCCTCGCAGCGGAACGATTCTCCGCCCTTCGCGTGCCCGGCGAAGACGCACGGGCCAACCGCCTCGAAGCAGACCACGGCAGCGCCGAAAGGCGACTTGCCGAGCTTCTGCCCGCCCACGATCTGCCCGCGACGCCATTTGAAAGCCGACGCCTGCGCCGGACGCGAAGCATTGAATCTCACATCCGGCTTCACACGGTAGAAGTCGATCGCGTTGCGCGCCTGCCAGCCAGTCATAACGAACGGGGCGTTGAGGTCGAAGCCAGCTGGAACCACGCAGTGCGCGGCAACCCAGTCGATCAGCAGGAAGCCAAGCGAGGATATCATCACAGCTCCAAATCGGCATAGCGGTCGCGCGACGACGGAAACGCCACGATCTTCGAATCAGCCTTCCGAGACTTCGGGCGCTTAGGCTTCGACATATCATCCACGATCTTCCAGCCGTTGAGCTTCAACCCCTGTGGCGTCAGGCCGATAGTGTCCGCATACCGCTGCAAGGTCGACCGGTC